AGATGTGTATAAGAGACAGCGTCGCACTGTGTAAGAAGTCTGCCAAGCTGAAGCTTCCTTTGATTCTGTGCCGTTCAAAGTCGGGCGGCGCCCATTTGTTTATATTTTTATCAGAGAAGGTGCCAGCGGTAGAGCTCAAGGACAAGTTAGCCGAGTTCGCATCCGCTTTAGGTTTCGGCACATGCGAGATATTTCCCAAACAGGAAGAGGTCATCGTGGAACGCGGTGACGTAGGCAACTTTATTAATTTACCTTACTTTCAAGCTGAGTTCGCGACACGGTTCGCCTACGACAGGAACGGCAAGGAACTGACGTTGGTTGAGTTCCTTGACCTAGCAGAGAAGAGCAAGATTACGCTCAAGCAGTTGAGGGACTTTGAACTGACATCCAAGTCGGATGTCTTGCCCAACGGTCCACCGTGCCTACAGCAGTTGACAGAGCACGGGATTCCAGAGGGTGGCCGTAACAGTACGATGATCAACATCGGCGTGTACTACAAGCTATCGTCGCCAGAGAATTGGAAAGAGCTTCTTGAGAAGCATAACCAGAACTACTGCAATCCATCGCTGCCAGCTAAAGAGATCGTGACGATACAAGAACAGCTAGAGAAGAAAGAATACTTCTATACGTGCAAACAGGAACCGATACAGAGCCACTGCAATAAGGCGCTGTGCAGATCCAGACAGTTTGGTGTCGGTGGCAGTCAGTCCTTTCCAACGATTGGCGGGTTGACCGTCGTTCTGTCGGAGCCCCCAGTTTGGTTCGTGGACGTTGATGGGGCGCGGCTGGAACTTACGACCAAGCAGCTACAGATGCAGATGGACTTTCAACGGGCTTGCATGGAGCAGATGTACCAGATGCCAGCGCGGATGAAGGACCCTGATTGGCGCGACATGATCGACAACCTACTGACCACGGCAACGCACATACAGGTGCCAGAGGAACTGACAACCAAGGGTCAGTTCAACGAGTTCTTGGAGACGTTCTGCACCTCTCGCATACGTGCGACTTCGGAAGAGGAGATCCTGACGGGCAAGCCATGGACAGCGGACGGCTACACGTATTTCAAGCTAGGTGCGTTACAGGAGTTCTTGAAGCGCAAGGGTTTCACCAACTATTCACGTGGGCAGATCACGGAGCGGTTGAAGGAACTGAACAATGGCGCGGAGTCGGATAAGCAGTATCGGCTGAAGGACAACAAGGGCAAGTGGAGGACGGTGAGGGTCTGGTTCGTGCCAGAGATGGAAGAACTAGACGTTGATCTGAAGAAGCCGAGCTTCTCTGAAGAGGTGCCGTTTTGAAGCTCCAGCCTATGCCCATAACGTTGCGAGAGGCCAACCACTTTGTGGAACAGTTCCACAGGCACAGCAAGAGAACGAGTAGGGATGGTGGCAAGTTTGCGATAGGCGCCACTACGGGGGACCGCATGGTCGGCATTGCAATTGTCGGTAGACCAGTGGCTCGATTACTGGACGATGGATACACCGCAGAGGTTACACGTTGCTGCGTCTTGGACGATGCACCGAAAGGAGCGTGTTCTTTTCTGTATGGCCGTTGCTGGAGAATCTGGCAGCAGATGGGCGGCAAGCGCATGGTCACGTACACGTTACAGAAAGAGAGCGGATCTAGCCTGAAGGGCGCTGGGTGGAAGATCGTGGGGGAGACACAGAAAGGCGGTTGGGACCGCAAAGGCCGGGAGCGGGATTGGCAACCTGTCTACGGGCAGCTCAAGTTTAGGTGGGAAGCGCAATGAAAGTTCAAAAGACATACTTAGGTCCACCTGGCACGGGCAAGACGCAAAACAACTCTAATCTCATACAGGAGTACATACGTCAGGGCATTGAACCGGAACGCATTGCTGGTGTGTCCTTTACACGTAAGGCGGCACGGGAAAGCTGCGAACGAGTGTGCAAAGATAGCGGGATCACAGATGACCGCTTGCCGCACTTCAGGACGCTGCACTCCATTGCCTTCCGTGAGGGCGGGTACAAAACTTCAGACGTTATCGGCGGTGCGGACTTTGCAAAGATCGGGGCGGCCATTGGACTGTCCTTCGGCAAGAACTATTCAGATAGCATGGAGTCGGACTTTGATACGTTGGGCGTGAGCCAAGGCGATTTCTACATGAGCCTGTACCACCTAGCGCGTAGTAAGGAGATACCGTGGGAGGAGATGTTCAGAAGGGCCGAGAACTACAATCTGCACTTCGCTGAGATGAAGCGCCTTGTGGACACATACGAAGACTACAAGCTTGAGTACAACAAGATCGACTTCACGGACATGATTGAGGAGTTCGTGGAGCGTGGTTATTCGTTGGACGTTGATGCCTTGGTTGTCGATGAGGCGCAGGATCTGTCCACGCTACAGTGGAAGATGGTGGATGTATTGCGGGAAACGCCTGACATACAAATCTTTAGCGGCGATGACGATCAGGCGATCATGGGCTTTCAAGGCGCGGACGTTGAGGCGTTCCTTAGTGCGACAGAGGACCGAGAGGTTCTGCACAAGTCTTACAGGTTGCCAGAGAGTGTATGGCATGTAGCACAGAGTGTAGTGTCACGCATTCGTGATAGGGCCCCCAAAGATTGGAGTCCTCGAGACGAGGACGGGACCGTACAGCAGCATCAGAGCTTGTGGGACGTTCCATTGGACTCGGGCGATTGGTGCATTCTAGCGCGGACCAATCGCATTGCGTCACAGTACGCCGATGCGTTGAGAGACGAGGGCTGGGTCTACAGCCGTAACGGACGGCCAAGTATTCCACCAAAGATTTATGACGCGATCATGTCTTGGGAAGATTTGACCAAGGGCAAGAACATAACTTCACAAGAGATTCGGAACGTCTACACTCACATGAAAGCGGACGTTGGCTACAAGAAGGGCTTTGGTCCAAGGTCCAAGGCGCTGCTATCTGTTGATGACGAGATGATGATCAACATGGACTACGCAAGGGACCATCTAGGGTTGCTGCAAGTGGGGGATATTCGTTGGCATCAGGCTCTGGACAAGATCACACGGGACATGGAGCACTATCTCTTGAATGCGTTACGGCGCGGCGACAACGTCAAGAATCCCCGCATCAAGGTCAGTACGATACACTCCATGAAGGGCGGCGAAGCTGACAACGTACTGGTGATACCAGACCTGTCCTACGCCGCAGATCGTGAATACCAGAGGAACCCCTCTACGGAGCATCGTGTCTTCTATGTCGCCGTGACAAGGGCGCGTCAGTCCTTGCACATAATGGAACCCATAACGGATAAGTATTACACAATATGAAACCTAACGAGATTCTACAGAAGTGTCTGGACCTAGTTACAGGCGAACGTGCCTCTCAGCATGGAGACTATACGAGTCTGCATGAACGGTTTGCTGAACTGGTGACCGTCTACCTTGGTCATGACGTGACCCCGGAGCAAGCCGCGTTCATAATGGTTTTGCTAAAGGTCGCTAGACATGAGAACGGCGCCTTCAACCCAGACGATGGGGTCGATGCAACGGCATACACAGCTATATGGGCGGCACTCTGCGATGGAAGATGATCTATTTGACGAGACACTCTGGACACCACCGGACTCACTGCCAGACCTGTCGGGCGAGAAACTCATCTGCATAGACGTAGAGACCAAGGACCCTAACTTGATTTCCAAGGGACCAGGTTGGTCACGCGACGATGGATATCTCATCGGCATCGCTGTAGCCACAGAGGATTGGCAAGCGTATCTGCCTATCGCGCATGATAGCTTCGGCAACATGTCGAAGACGAACGTGGTCAAGTGGCTCAAGGCGCAACTGAATCACGGCATGGATGTCGTGTTCCACAACGCTCAGTACGACTTGGGATGGCTGAAGACAGAGGGCCTCGAGGTCAAAGGCAATATACTAGACACGATGATTGCGGCCCCGCTGCTAGACGAGAACAGGTTTAGTTACAGCTTGGATGCCTTGGGCAAGACGTATCTCGGCAAGCGCAAGCAAGAGGACGATCTACGTCGAACGGCGGCGCAGCATGGCGTAGACGCCAAGAAGGACATGTGGAAGCTACCGCCGGCCAGAGTCGCTCTGTACGCCGAGACGGATGCGAGGCTGACGTTTGATTTGTGGCACGTGCTCAAGCGGAAACTGAAGGACGAGAACTGCCTCGACATTCTCAAGATGGAACTGGACTTGCTGCCCTTGATCTTCGACATGAAATGCAGAGGAGTTCGTGTGGACTTAGACAAGGCGCATGATACAAAGAAGCTGTTGCAGTCCAAGGAAGATGCGCTCTGCAAGGTCATCAAAGACGAGACGGGGGTGGACATTGAACCGTGGAACGCGAAGAGTCTTGCGCGGGTCTTTGATCACTATAACCTGTCCTATGACAGGACGCAGAAGACTGAGGGACCAAGCTTCACGAAGAAATTTCTGTCGGAACATGAACACCCAGTAGCGAAGAATATCCTTGAGATACGAGAATACAATAAAGCGAATACAACGTTTGTTGATACGATTCTTAGTCATCAGCATGATGGTCGCATTCATTGTCAGTTTAACCAGCTGCGCTCAGATGGAGGTGGGACCGTGTCGGGCAGGTTCTCATCAAGTCACCCTAATTTGCAGCAAGTTCCCTCTCGACACCCACAAATTAAGGAAATGGTTAGAGGACTTTTTCTCCCAGAAGAAGGCACCAAGTGGGGGAGCTTTGACTACAGTTCCCAAGAGCCACGATGGCTGATGCATTACGCCTCGCTGACGCCCCCTATGTCTAGGGATGAGAAGGTCATTGAGATCGTAGAGAAGTATCATGCAGAGGACGTAGACTTCCACAAGATCATGGCCGAGATAGCCGGTGTTGAGCGGAATCAGGCGAAGATGATCAACCTAGGTGTCATGTACGGCATGGGCGTGGGCAAGCTATCGTCCGTGCTTGGCAACATATCGTTCCAAGAAGCCAAGGCGATTCGGGATGAGTACAATGAGAAGGTTCCGTTTATCCGTGATCTCGCGTCCTTGGTTACACGCACGGCGGAAGACCGCGCAGAACTCAGGACGATGTTGGGCCGTAAGTGCCGATTCCCAATGCGGGAGCTCAAAGGCTATTCAAAGACGATGAAGAAGCCGATCCATGCAGAGGCGTTAGAAGCGCAGTGGGAAGACATTCTGAACACGCCAGAGGAAGAACGCGATAGCAAATGGCGCAGCAAGAACCCAAACCTGTATCAGGTAGCGTTCACGTACAAGGCGCTTAACAGGCTCATACAGGCGTCAAGCGCAGATCAGACCAAGCAAGCCATGCTGGATTGTGCAGCCAAGGGCCATGTTCCGATGCTCACGGTCCATGATGAACTGTGCTTCTCAATAGAAGGCGACGAGGTGCCTGAAATCAAGGATCTGATGGAGCAGTGTGTGCCGAAGCTTAACATTCCAGCTAGGGTAGACGTTGGTATTGGTGAGAATTGGGGTGACGCTAAGTAATTTAGCGCAGCGACATGATACCGCCGCCAGACCTCTGACCACCTGTTATCGGGCCTCTACGGGCTCGAACGTTGTTGTAAAGAGAACCTAGACTGACGGGTCCCCCTTGCGCGTATGTAGGCGTTGTAGCGTACTCGTTAGGAGCTAGTGACGGCGGTCCAATATTGGTATTGGTAAAACTGTCTTTACCGTACGTCATATCAATGATTTCTTGATCTATATCCGGTCCAATTGGCGTATTTTGAGCGTTATACTGCGCGGTGGCGGCGCGCGCTGCGTCTACTCGAGCCTGTATATTGGCTGGATCATCCCAATCTGATGTTGGTGGTGAAGTGTTAACGGGCTGCCCCACGCCGTACATAGAAAGACCGATGCCAGAAGCTGTCGGCGGGGGACTGTAGAAGTTAGTAGTTGTGCTAAATTCAGGCTCGCCACGAGCCTTGTCAAGATAACCAGCAATGGCATCAGCGGCCTTCCCACTTGACGACTTAAGATTAGCCAGTGCGGCATCAAGAGCCGCAGATTGTTTTTCATTGGCCAATTGGTTTGCGAGATCAGGATTTGTACTTACGAGACTTTTCGCTGCATCAGGACTCATAAGGCCTGAGAAAAAGTCTGTTACTGGCCCAGCGTACCCGCTTATGCCGCTCTGATCGATGCCCACCGTACCAACGGGGGAAAACCCAATCTCTACGCCCACTGGTTGAGCCCCCGG